CCCGGGCGTGCGCGAGGAGCTGAAACAGCGCATCTGGCTGGAGTCGAAGAAGGAAATGAAGGCGCGCGACGTGCCGAGCCCCGACGAGGCCGACGCGCTCGCGTTGACCTTCGCGCAGCCGGTGGCGGCGCGGGTGGAGCCGCCGGTCGGAGGGCTGCGGGCCAGCGGGTCGAGCAGCTGGATGGGCTAGCACAGGCGCTCGCTGTGCGTCTTGCGATTCTTGCGATTCTTGCGAATCGTAAGAATCGAAACGCCACCAAACACCACGGAACGCCACCACAAACGCCACGAAACACCACTGAACGTGGCCCTAGATTTGCCCGCCGTCCGCGCCGTGTCGCATCCTGACAGGACCCGTGAGCAAGATACCCAGTCAGCGGAAGGATGCGCCCTCCCCGGCGAAGGCGCGCGAGATCCTGCGCGACGGCACGGCGCAGGGGCAGCCGTTGACGCCCAAGCAGCGCGGGTTCTTCGGCGCGGTCGCGGCGTTGGCCAAGAAGGGGAAGTAGCATCCATGTCGCTCTTCGCCAGCCCTGAGGCGCTCGCCGCGGCGCTCCTGCGCGGCCCGCTGACGCTCGCGCGCGTCCGTAAGGCGCGGCGGCACGCCGACCACGACCCGCGCCTCACCTGGGCGCGCACGCTCGCGGCGCTGCCCGACGCCGCCCGCACCGCGGTCGAGTCCACGCTGGGGCACGGGTAGCCCGATGGCGATCGACCCCGTCGCCCCGCCGCGCGAGACGCCCCTCGACCCCGAGGCGCCGGACACGTCCGCGCATCAGACCGCGCTCGACCGCTTCAAGCTCTGCGAGGAAGCGAGCCACGAGCAGCGCGTGCGCGAGTTGGAGGACCTGCGCTTCATCGACGAGAAGGGCGCGCAGTGGCCCGAGGACGTGCAGCGGGCGCGCAAAGGGCAGGAGGGCGGCGGCGGCTTGCCGGCGGTGCCGGCGCGGCCGTGCCTGGAGTTCAACCTGCTGCGCGGCCCCGTGCAACAGGTCATCAACACGGCGCGCCAGGCCAAGCTCGGCCTCTCGTTTGCGCCCGAGGGTGAGGGCGCCAGCCAGGCCGTCGCCCAGGCCTACGACGACATCGCGCGCGCCATTCAGGCCGACTCCCGCGCGCACCTGGCGCGCCAGTGGGCGTTCGAGCGCGCGGCCAAGTGCGGCTTCGGCGTGTATCGCATCCTCACCGAGTACGTCAACGACCAGAGCTTCGACCAGCGCATCGTCTACAAGCGCATCCTCAACCAGGCGAGCGCGTATCTCGACCCGTTCGCGCAGGAGCCCGACTGGAGCGACGGGCAGTTCGCGCTGCTGACGCAGGACCTGCCGCTGGCGCGCTACAAGAAGGCCCACCCCGACTCCAAGCTCGCCAGCTACTCCGACCGCGAGCTCACCGCGCTCGGCGACGACGTGCCGCAGTGGATCACGACCAGTCACGGGGACGCGGGCGTCGGCGTGCGCGTGGCCGAATACTGGGAAGTGCGCGAGGAGTCCACCACCCTCGTGCTGCTGCCCGACCAGACGACGGCGCGCGAAGCGGACATCCCGAAGGACATCCTCGCCCAGGTCGAGCGCGACCGCGGCACGCCGCTGCCGCGCCGCACGATCCGCAGCGGCCGCAAGGTGTTCTGGTCGCTCCTGAACGGCGTCGAGGTGATCGAAGGGCCGCAGGAGTGGAACGGCAAATACATTCCCATCATCCCGGTCATTGGCGACGAGGCGAACCTGAACGGCGACCGGCGCTGGACCGGCATCGTGCAGTTCGCGCGCGACGCGCAGCAGTCCTACAACTACATGCGCTCGGCGCAGGTCGAAGCCGTCGGCCTCGCCCCGCGCGCGCAGTGGATCATCGCCGACGGCCAGCTCGAGGGCTACGAGGCGTGGTGGCAGCAGAGCAACACGCGCAACCTGCCGTATCTGCCGTATCGCCTCACGACCTACAACGGCGGGCAGGCGCCGCCCCCGCAGCGCAACGTCGCCGAACCCGCGATTCAGGCCGTGACACTGGCCGCCGCCGCCGCGAAAGACGACCTGCATGCGACGACCAACATGCCGCCGGTGTCGCTCGGGCAGCTCGACCCGAGTGACCGGAGCGGCGTCGCCATCCGCGCGCTGCAAGGGCAGGCGGAAATCGGCAGCAGTGGTTACCTCGACAACCTGTCGAGCGTGTCGATGATTTACGAGGGCAAGGTCCTCAAAGACCTGATCCCGCGCATCTACGACCGCCCGGGGCGCGTCGTCCCGACGATGGGCCGCGACGAGAAGCGGCGCTCGCTGATGGTGAATATTCCGTTCGTGCAGCAGGGCACGCAGCCGCCGCAGCCGGTGCCGGCGGGGACGCCGGGCGCGCAGCAGATCGACCTGCAGGGCGCCGAACTCAGCGTCACGGCGGTGGTCGGGAAGAGCTACGCGACGCGCCGCGAGGAGACCTCGCAGGCCATTCAGGCCATCATGCAGGCCGCGCCCGGGCTCGCGCCGATCCTCGCGCCCTTCTGGCTCGAGGAGCTCGACTTCCCCGGCGCGGAGAAGCTCGCCGCCGTGGCGAAAAAGACCCTGCCGCCGCAGTTCCAGGACGACCAGGGTCAGGGACCGGACCCGCAACAGCTCCAGCAGCAACTCGCGCAGGCGCAGCAGCTCATCGAGGTGCTCGGCAAGGAACTGCAGGCCAAGACGCTGGTCATCGAGGCCGACCAGGTCAAGGCCGACGCGCACCTGCAGGAGACGCAGCTCGAACTGGCGAGCAAGGAGCGCATCGCGGGGCTCGAGGCGCAGGTCGACATCCTCAAGGCCGAGATCAACGCGAAGGCCGCCGCGCAGCAGACCACCATCGGCGCGGTGGCGAGCCTCGACCGCGCGGCGATGGCCGGCGAGGCGGGCATTGACCGCGCGCTCTGGCAGAAGGTCGCCGAGAGCGTGCAGCAACTCGACCAGCAGGCGTTCGAGAAGGAACAGCAAGCCGCGCAGTTGCAAGCGCAGCGCGATGCGCAGGAGGCGGCACTGGCACAGCGGGCCGCGCAGGGTCCGGGGCCGCAGGGCGGGCCAGGACCGGGTGCGGGACCAGGACCCGGCGGACCGGGCGGACCGGGAGGGCCGGGCTAGATGGCGGCGTCTGCGAGGGTAGATGCGAGGTAGATGCGATGTGGAAACAGGTAGATAACTAGCCTATGGCTGAGTCCGTCAGCGTCGAACACGGCGGGGTGACGATCACCACGAACACCGCGAGCGAGGCCGACCTGCGCACCGAGATGGAAGCGCCGCCGGAGCCACCGCCGTCCGCCGATGCCGCCGCGCCCGTGCGTGACCCGCGCGGCCGCTTCGCCAAGACGGAGTCCGCGACGCCGCCCGCCGAGGCGCCGCCGCCGCCCGACCCGGCCGAGGACACCGAACCGGCCGCGCGCCGCGACCCGGCCACGCGCGACGCCACGCTGCCGCGCCACAATCCGATCGCGCGCTTGAATCAGGCGCTCGCGCAGAAGGCCGAGGCCGAACGCAAGGCCGCCGCGCTCGAGGCCGAACTGACGCGCTACCGGCAACCCGCGCCCGTGACCCAACCTGTCACACCGCCGGCGCCCGCGCCCGGACACCCGTCGTCGAACGGCCACGAACCGCAGTTCGACCAGTTCGCGGATGCCGCCGACCCCTACACGGCGTACCTGCAGGCCTGGACGCGCTGGGACCGCGAGCAAGGCATCCGGCAGGCCCTGGCCGACCGCGAGGCCGCGCAGGCCGCGCAGACCCGCGTGCAGACGTTCCACACGCGCCTCGCCGACGGCCGCACGCAGTACCCGGATTTTGACACCGTGCTCGCGAACGCCGATACTCTCGGACTACAAGTCAGCGCCGTGATGCAGGAGGCGATTGCCAACTCGCCACGCGCCGCCGACCTCGTGTACTTCCTCGCGACGCATCCGGAGGAGTGCACCCAGCTCGCCGAGGAGTCCGTCGGGACGCCCGTCGCCGCTGCCACAGTGATGCAACGGCTCCTCGAGAGCCAGGCCGCCCCGCGTGCTGCACCCCGAAACGGGTCCGGCCCAGCCGCACGGGCATCGGTGAGTACCGCGAACCCGCCTGTCACGCCGGTAGGTAGTTCGCCTGTCGCGTCCGACGAGCCGCCGGGAGACACGGCGTCTGCGGCCGAGCACGCGCGGTATTGGAACCGCCGGCTCAAAGTCCCAGGCACCCGCTAACCCCCGCGTCCGTCGTGCCGCCCCTGGCAGGTGGATCCGATGGCGAATACGTTCATCACTCCGACCTGGGTCCTCAAAGATGTGGCCCGGGTCGCCGTGAACATGTTGAAGTTCGCGGCCAATATCGAACGCTGGTACGACGACAAATTCAAAGCCGGCGGCGCGAAAGTCGGCTACACCGTCAGCGGCCGGCTGCCGCAGCGGTTCCGCACCACCAAGGGGCAGGCGTTTCAGGCGCAGCCCATCAACGACGTGACCGTGCCCGTCACGCTCACCGACCAGGCCAACATCGGCACCTCGTGGTCGACCGCCGACGCGACGGTCGTGGTCGAGGACGTGCGGCGCCGCTACGTCAACCCGGCCGGCGAGCAGCTCGCCAACACGATCGACTTCGACGGCCTCGCGCGCATGACGCCGACCGTCTATCACTCGGTCGGCGTGCCGGGTGTCCCGCCCACCACGCGCCTCACCTACACGACCGCCGCGGCCAAGATGACGCTGGTCGCCGTGCCGATGAACGGGCGCTGCGCGGTGCTCGATCCGATCCACATGGTCAACCTGATCCAGGACACGTCGACGCTGTTCAACCCGTCGGCCTCGATCAGCGAGAACTACCGCGAGGGGCAGTTCGGGCGCAACCAGCTCGGGATCGCCGAGTGGTATCAGGACCAGAACCGCGCCATCCAGACGACCGGCAGTTTCACGACCTCGACGCCGCTGGTGAATGGCGCCAACCAGACTGGGTCGACGCTCAACACCAACGGCTGGGCCTCGGGCGCGGCGACGCTCAACGCGGGCGATGTCTTCACGATCGCGGGCGTGTTCGAAGTCAACCCGCAGAACTACGCCTCGACCGGCCAGTTGATGCAGTTCGTCGTCACGGCGACGACCACCTCGGTCGGCGTCAACATGGCGACCCTGCCGATCAGCCCGCCGATCATTCCGTCGGGTAACCTGCAGAACGTGAGCAACTCGCCCGCCAACGGCGCGGCGCTCATTCCGCTGGGCTCGACCATCACGACCGGCGCGGGCACGATGGCCGCGACCGCGTCGGCGCAGAGCCTGGTGTTCCATCCCGAGGCGTTCATCCTCGCGATGGCGGACCTGGACGCGGACCTCGACGGCGCGACGGTCGCGCGCGTCAGCGACAACGAACTGAACGTCTCGCTGCGCTACGTCAAGCAGTACAGCGCGCAGAGTGACCAGAAGATGGCGCGCATCGACGCGCTCTACGGCTTCAAGGAATTCCGGCCCGACTGGGCGTGCCGGGTCTGGGGATAGGAGTTCACGATCATGGCACTCACCAGCACCACGCTCAGCGCGACCTGCACGCCGACCTCGACGACGATCGCGGTCACCTCGGCGACGGGCTTCACGGCCGGCAACTTCATCCTCGTCGAGAACGAGTTCATGCAGCAGACCGGCGCGGCCAACGGCACCGTCGTGCCGGTGCGGCGCGGCCTCGACGGCACCGTCCAGGCGAATCACAACGCCGCGGCGTTCACCTGCACGGGGCTCGGCACCGACTTCCCGGGCCCGGCGCCGGGGCAGTGCATCACCTACGGGCCGTATGCGCCCGACGGCCAGATGGCCGGCTATTTCACCTA